GAAAGCAAAGCACAGGAGAGTATAGCACAGGAAACTGTAGATATTGATTCTGCTTTTGCTTCTATTCAAAATCATCTAAATAAATAAAAAAATGGTAAAGAAAATCTACACAGACAAAGAAAATGAATTACAAGTATACGTCAATGATGATAATAAATGCTTTATTGAAATTAGTCAACCTTCAGAAGAAATGTTTGGCACAGGCTACATAGTATTAGAAGCTGAAGATGTAAAAGAATTAATTACTGATTTAGAAAATATATTAAAACAAATAGAAAAATGAAAACACAGGAAGAATTAAAGCAGCAAATCCAAAAAGAGATGGAAGAATTAGAATTCAAACTAATTCCACCAATGGACTTTGAAGTAATAGATGTATCAGATATGAGTTATGAAGCTCGTATAGCATATTACCAAAACATCAGCAAGAAAGCATTAGAAATAGAATTTCAGAAAGCAGTAGATGAATTATTAAACTATAAGAAAAATGAAAAGTAAACAAACCACATTCAACTTAAAAGACCCAATAAGACAAATAGATGGATGGCCTGATTATTATATCAGTAGAGATGGAATACTATATAGCTGTAAGAGAGAACTAAGAGCATTTCTAAGCGGAGGCTTATATCCAATCAAACCAAAACTAAGTTCAAGAGGTTATCCTGAAGTTGGTTTATTCAGAGATGGTAGTAATGGAAAGAAAGAAAGGAAGTTCTTTCGTATTCATAAATTAGTTGCGAATGCATGGGTTGAGAAACCATCTGATTATAAAGATAAGGTATATGAACCTAATCATAAGAACGGAATAAAAACTGACAATAGAGCAGAGAATATAGATTGGATGACACGCTCAGAAAACATACTACATGCATACCATGTCTTAGGTAGAGAAAAGTTACTTCGTCCTATTTATTATAATGGAGTACATTATGGTTCTATCGTAGAATGTGCTAAGAAGAACGGATTAAATCAAAAATCCATTAACACAGTCCTATCAAGAGGACAGAAGAAGTTCTTAGGAAAACCTATCAGTTATGCTGGAGATAAAGTAATGGGACAAGTAAACGATTAATTATGAAAAGATGTATATTCCCTTTTGGTAGTTGGTTAGAATCCTTCATCAATGTAATAACATTCGGATGGGGTAAGGAACTAGCACATTGGATTGCTTGGACATTCTTCAAAACGCATGATTGCGGATGTGATAGAAGGCGAGACGGATTAGATAAGTTCTTCGGATGTGAGGACTTCGGACAAATAAAATTAAAATAATGGAAAAATTAAAAGTAGTAGGTATAGACTGGAACTGGTTTCCCGAAAGATACAATGATATAATAGTATATTTTTCAGATAATCAAAGAGAGATTTGTAGAATTAAAAACATAGAGATAGGAGAAATGGATTCCTTATCTTATGGAGAAGTTAGAGACTTTCTTATTTATATCTACATGTACACCGGCGAAGTAGAAGGCTACGCAATAGTTGAAAAATCAACTGATATTATAACAACAATTAAACAATACAAAGAAAAATATGGAACAAATATCAAACCAACCACCGGTGCCGGAATCTAAGTACGCTCCATTTAGTTATGAAGAATTCAAAATCATTCAAGCTGAAATGGCAGCTATGGGATATTGGTTACCTAAAGATGTAACTGCACAAAGAAAGCTTTGGGAGAATTGTACGAGAATAAGAGGAAAAGCTGAAAACCAACCATGCACGTGTAAATCATCCGCAGGGTTATGGGCAAGATGTGTAGAGGACATCAACACCTTCATCAAAGCCCGAATTTAATAATGACAGCTGAGGAGATACAAAGTGAAAATATGAGAAGGCTGGACATTCTATTTAGAGAAAAGAATGACTGGTTAATGGCATCATCTTATAACATAACAAAGGATAGAGATGCTGCAGAAGAATTAGTAGCAGAACTCTATACCTACATTGCGGAAAGAGGTAATCCTAATATATGGTGGGGAAAGGATGAATATAATATGATGTATCTCTATTCATTCCTAAAGACAAGATGGATAAACCAAATAAAGCAAAACAATAAGAATGTACCTCTATCAGATTCCTATGATGATGTAGATACGGAATACAATGAGGAGCAGGACTTGAGAATACAACAGGCTTATGATGATATTGTAAGCGAAATAAACGAATTACAAAAGACTAAGATGTGGAGTTCAGCCCGATTGGCTGAATTGTATTTTTTTACACCGGATATGACATTGGATAAATTGAGTAAGAACATTGGCATTTCTAAGAGTACTTCGTTTTTGAATATCCGTAAGGTCAAACAACACATACGATTAACAAAGGACAATCCATTCAGGAGCAAATCCTGACCACCTACAATCCCCTATAAATACGGAGTTGAATATAGTTGTTATATCTGTATATATTGTTAAATACAATCAATTACAATGGCATTTGAAAAGAACGATAAAAGAATCAATAGAGCTGGTAGACCCGTAGGTGCACTCAACAGGAGTACCGAGCAAATGAAACTTAATTTGGCAAGGGCTACGAACAACACGCTCAACCATCTTTCAGAGGATTTAGAAAAGATTAGGAAGAAAGACCCAGAGAAAGCAATTGAACTTGCGTTAAAGCTTATGGAGTACACACTACCTAAGTTAAGTAGAACGGAGATGAGAGCTGAAATTGATACACGCATCCATGCAATCAATGTGAACATAACACAAAAGAATATAGATGAATCTGGAAGTTAATACTACTATATCCTATAAACATATTGATGATTGTCCTACAAGGGTATGTCACTTAGTTGGTGGTAGCCGTAGTGGTAAAACCTTCGCTACACTTCAATGGTGTATCGTACAAGCGCTTCAAAACAAAGAGTTGATAACTATTGTTAGAAAGACAATACCATCGCTTAAAAGGACTGTAATGAAGGATTTTAAGGATGTCATGCAATCAATGGGAATTTGGAATGATAATGAATTTAACATATCAGATAGAACATATACATTCTTTAATGATTCACAAATACAATTCATCAGTACGGATAACGCTGAGAAGCTAAGAGGTGTTAAATCTTCTATACTATGGATTGAAGAAGCATCGGAAGTAGATTCAGAATCATACCTACAATTACAAATCCGTACAACAGGCAAAATCATTCTATCTTATAACCCTACTGTATCACCTTGGCATTGGTTAAGGGAAATGGAAGATTGTAGCAGATATTTTTCTAGCTACAAAGATAATCCATATTTGGAAAGAAGTGTAATCAGAGCTTTGGAAGAACTAAAGAATACAAATCCAAAAGCTTATCAGGTTTATACATTAGGACAATACACTACAAACGATAAAGCAATTTATGAATTCAATATGATAGATTGGTTACCTGATACAGCAGAGTTTGTAGCATTTGGTATTGACTTTGGATTTAGTTCAGACCCAACGGCTATATGTTCCGTATGGAAGCAGAATGGTAATGAGTTATATATCTTAGAACATTGTTACGAAAGAGGAATGGTGACAAACGATATAATAGCATTGCTAAAGGATATGGTTCAGAATAGAGAAGAAATCTATGCAGATTCAGCAGAACCAAGACTGATAGAAGAATTGAGTAGAGCTGGATTTAATATCAAGCCAGTAGTAAAGGGTAAGGATTCTATTAACTTTGGTATAGGTGTAATGCAGAACTATAAACTGCATGTACCAAAGAGTTGTCAAAACTTAGTAAACGAATTCTACTCATACGAATGGGCTACGGATAGATTTGGTAAGCAATTAGATAAGCCCGTAGATTTTAACAATCACCTCCTTGATGCGGCTCGTTATGTGGCAATGATGAAGTTATCACAAAAGGCTACAAACGCTGGTAAATACACAATAACAATACGATAATGGATAGATGTATAATAGTGCAAGGACCAACTTACGATAATTCAATCAATCAAATCCGTGATTGTTGGAAAGGATGGCCTGTAATATATTCAACATGGAAAGGATATGAAGGCTATTATACATCAGATGATACAACGGTATTCTCCGAGCTACCATCCACTAATGGAACATACAATATGAATTATCAGAAAGTAAGTACGATAGCTGGATTAGAATTGGCTAAAGAGTTAGGATACAAAAGGGCTCTTAAAATGAGAAGTGATATGTGGGTAAAGAATCCTACACAATTCTTCAACATACTAACCGATGGATACAATACATTATTTTGGCATGAGCATAGAGGTGGTTACCTTTCAGATTATTTTATGGAAGATACAATCCATAACCTACTAACCTTATGGGATGTCCAACCTGAAGGTTCACACCCTGAAAGAGTACTGACTGATAGAATAAAAGAATTAGGCTGGATAGATAGAGTTAATTTAGTACTATCAGACCTTAACGAAGATGTAGATGTATATTGGAATACACGCTATGGAGCATATTGGCAACACAATCTAAACAATGAAGAAATATATAAAACAAACAAAACATGGAAGAACAAGTAGACTTAGATAACCTCACCAAAGAGGACTTTTTAGAAATGGCGAAGTATGTAGGACACACCGAAGCCATCAATCGTAAACTATTAGAGGATTTGAGAGAAGCTAAAGCAGCATTAGCGGCAACAGTACATCAAAGGAATTCCTTACATGCAAGGTTACAAACCCTTATGAGTGATAAGATAAACACAATAGATGTATCTCAAATCAAAACTGAAATAATAACAAATATGGATTTAGTTAATCCTGAACAATGGGCTGTGCCTGAAGGTAGAGTAAGTAAAATAGAAAAATCTGACAAACATTAATATGAAAAAAGAAATTAAAATAGTAGTACCAACACAATGGTCAGCAATTACATTAAGAAAGTATTTGGATTTGCAAAAGGATTTGAAAGTATATGGTGAGAATGAAGAAGGATACACAGCCTGTCTAATGCATCACCTATGTGACTTCAATTTAGAATACCTATCACAATTAGATACGGAAACCTTTACCCATATTAAAAACGATTTAGTAGGGTTTATGGGTAAGACAGATTTCCCTTTACAAAAGTTTATAACCATCAATGGTATAGAGTATGGGTTTGAACCTAACCTATCTAAGATGGCGTATGGAGCTTATTTGGATATAGCAAAATATGATACCTTTACAATCAATGAGGATTGGGCTAAGATAATGAGTATCCTTTATAGACCTGTTATAGGTAAGAGCGCTGGTATGTATGAGATTAAAACATACGATGGATATATAGATGAGCATAAGTTCTTAGATACAGGTATGGATATACACTTCGGTGCCCTGTTTTTTTTTGTTCGTTTATTAACGGACTTACCGAATTATATCCTGAAATCTTTGATGGATTCGGAGGAGATACCTCACAACATCAAATCAATTTTGGAAAAAAGTGGAAAAACTATTCCTCCGTTATCCAACTGGCGAATGGAGACATCAGATTAATGGATGATATAACCGGACTTCCATTAGAGAAGTGTCTGTTATTTCTAGCATATCAATCAGATTATAATCAGTTACAAAATCTACTACATAAAGAGGTAATGGCTAAAACCCAAAGGTAATCCACTACATTTTTGTACTTCGTTGTTAAATAATAAAATCAATAGGATATGCCAACACCAGCTTACTTAGCCCGATTCAAACAAACATCAGGCGTTTATTTGGGACCTACAAGGGGAAAAAGCTCACCAAAGAACAATCGTAGAGCTTGTTTATGTGCAAATTCAAACACCTATTCACGTAAATGTTGTGATGGTGCTTTGATTGAACAAGGTATTGGACAAACTCAATCACCAGCGCAATTCGCAACAAGAGGAGCATTTAGCACAGGATTTTCTAATGGTTTTGACATCGGTACACCTGTTTATTAAAGATATTAAATATGAGTCAATTAAATAAGACACAATTACAAAACGAAAACAATAATTCGTTCCCTAACAACAATAGTGGATTTATAACGCCTACTTTGCTTCGTACATTTAACACCAATATGATTGATTCATTGGTGGATGAGGGTGAATATAATATTAATTCAGCATCTTTCTCTGGAAGTATAGCTAGATTAAATGATTTTAGTTCTTCATTACAAGCAACATTTATTACCCAAGCAGAACTATCTCAACAATTAAATTATAGTTCTTCGGTATTACAAACTAACATTGATAACACCTATGCAGCAAGTGTAGCTAACTTAAATGCTTCATCTTCGCAATTACAAAGTAATATCAATAGTGTAAGTAATTCATTAGCGGGTACTATTAATGGAGTAAGCAATACATTGAATGCATATACTGCATCAACGAATTTGTTTACTGCATCTATTAAAAGTTATACATCATCACTTAATGATAAGACTGGTTCGTTTGCAACAACCGGTTCTAACAACTTTGTTGGTGGACAATCAATAGCAACAACATTAGCAGTAAACGATATTAACGCATCAGGTTCAGGTAGCCCGAGATTACAAATATCAGCAAGTAGAATAATATTAGATTCTCAATTAGATACTGCTATTAGAGGAACTGGATTGCTTGTTAGTGGTGGTGTATTGACAACACCAACGATTGCAGAATATCAAACAAATGCTGGAATAACAATACAAGCAGCAGATGTAAGAGTAAGTGGAGATTTAATTGTAACAGGTTCAGTAACAGCATCTTTACAACAGGGATACGCATTAGTGGGTGGAGCTGGTAATATTACAACTGCAGTACCTACATCATCATTTGGTGGAGGTGGAACTGGAGTAGGTTTTCCATTTAGTGGCTCTGCACAAATTACAGGCTCTTTAGGAGTAACTGGTTCGCTTGGAGCTACTGGTACGGTTTCAGTTGGTAATGGATTAAAAGTAACTGGAAGTTCGGTAATACCAACAATATCAGGCTCATTCTCAATAACAGGTTCAAATCCAAGACAACTTTCAGGTTCATTCTCTGGAAGCTTGGTTTCAAATATATTAGATACATACACAGACATCTTACCAGCGCAGTATGTAGTAACAATAGATAGTTCTTCATACGGAGCATTACTTGCAGCTGGTACGGCTAATCCAAATACATTATATTTCGTATCTGCATCAGCTGAAGGAACATCTGGTACTTCAGGTACATCTGGAACAAGCGGTGCGAATGGTGATAGATACGCATCTCAATCTACATCTTCTTTATCAATTGGTACTGCAGGACAAAGTAGAACATTGAATATATCTTCATCTTTACAATGGACAGTTGGACAAGGTGTAATAGTAGCTTATGATGCTACTAATAAAATGGAAGGTACTGTAACTGCATACGCATCATCAACAGGTGTAATGTCATTTACAATTGTTACACCAACCGGAGCTGGAACATATTCATTATGGAGTGTAAACTCATTAGGTGCTGCTGGACAATCAGGTACATCAGGTACTTCTGGAGTGAATGGCACATCGGGAGTAAATGGTGTTAATGGAACAAATGGCACATCAGGCGTTAATGGTACTAGTGGATTGAATGGAAGTAATGGTACATCAGGTGTATCAGGAACTTCTGGTATCAATGGCACAAGCGGAATTAACGGAGCAGATGGTGTTAATGGTACAAATGGCACATCTGGAGTAAATGGTGTTAATGGAACTTCAGGCGTATCTGGAACTTCAGGCGTTGATGGCTCATCCGGAGTATCTGGAACATCGGGAGTATCTGGAACAAGCGGCGTGAATGGCACATCAGGAATAAATGGAACGAGCGGCGTAGATGGAACATCAGGTTCTTCTGGTCTTTCATTTGTTTGGGAAGGTGAATGGAATTCTGGTACAACATATCAGATTAATGATAGTGTAGAATATAATGGTAGCTCTTACATAGCAGTTACTGTAAACACAAACAAACAACCAAATGTATTTACATCAGATTGGAATTTAATTGCGCAAGCAGGTGTTAATGGAACGAGTGGTGTGAATGGAACATCAGGCACTTCGGGTGTATCTGGTACATCCGGTTTATCAGGAAGTTCTGGAACAAGCGGTGTAGATGGACAATCAAATACATTCTTTGATTACAAAGCAAATACAAATATTACATCAGGTGACCCTGGTAGTGGATTCTTATTATGGAATAACGCAACACAAACATCAGCAACACAAATCAATGTATCTCACTTAACAAAAGATGGATATGATATTGATGTGTTCTTAGGATTAATACCATCTGGTTCGCAAGTAATAATACAAGACCTTGCTAACTCAAACAATTATCAGAGATGGCAGTTTGGTAC